AGTTCTTACTTGCTTAAGTTTTGGAGTAAGGACGCACAGAATCAAACAATAGCGGCACGTATAGAAGGGTTCGAAGGTGAACTCGACGTACCTAATGGGGATTTAACATGAGCGAACCAATAACACCCGAGATGATCACGGCGTTTCGAAGCGCTCAACCCGCGTTTAGCGATGTGGTTAAATGGCCCGACAATGTGGTCGAGCAAGCGTTCTGTGAGGCGTTACCCGAGTGCGGTGGCAGTGGGTGGGGTGCTTTGGATATCAACGACTGTCAGAATTTTAAGCGTCGTGGCGTGTTCTTATACGCCGCTCACTTGTTGAGTATCACTTACAATACTGCAGCCGGTGCCACTGACCCGTCAAACATTGACGCGGCCGCACGTTTGAACCTGGCAGCTAAATCGGTAGGTGATGAGTCGGTTAGCTTCCGTATTACAGCGATACAAGATTCTAACGATGACTTTTTATCGTTGACATTATACGGTGTTCAATATTTGAGGTTACGTCGTCGTTCGGCCATGGGCGCGCGCGCATTGTGATGAGTTGACCCGACACGTAACGTTACGTGTCGGGTGTTATGATTGGTCACACTACCTTTAAAACTGTTTTAGACTTAATCCAGACCTGGCCGGACTCATCAACTAAAGCGCCCGCATCGGTTAACCTGTCAATCTGAGTGGCGGCAACCTTGTGATGTTTTGCTGCTGCATACGTTGACTTGTATTGTGATAGGTATTCGTTAATTGGTTTCATTTTTGATCCTTATTTCGCCCAGTTAAGTGCGCAATATTGTTAGCTGTAAATTATTTCTGTTTTAAAATCTTTTTCTGGGTATCTTCTCTTTTCTTTTAATATGTACGCCTTAGAGAGCTTTCTTGCTTCTAAATCTATATCGCAATCAATGCTGAATATGTGTTCAAACATAAAAGATTGTATTACTTCTGAAGTGTCAATATTTACAAGTCTTTGCTGTATAGCTATTTTAATCATTTCGCCACTTACCACCTCACTTGCTCTTATAATTTTTTTACCGCAAGCCTCGCAAACCAGTTTTTTTACTTCCATTTTGCCAGCGCAGTTATATTGAACTACATAGAAAAATTCTTGACCTTTTAATAGCGTTACCATGGTAAGTCCTTAAGTGCGTTTTGTTTCGATAACTAATAGTAACACATTTGAAACTACTGTAAACACTTATTTGAAACTATTTATTATTTACCCGAACTTTGAGTTAACGTCACACGGTTTGAGGTAGTGCAAAGTATTGATTTCAAAGCGTTACCTCAAGCATGCCATGAACCCCGACGTGTTCAACACTCCCTATGGTATTCTTGTATATTAGTATTATATTTATGTATATATACTAATATCATTATTATAATTCTTATGGTTATAGAAATTAGAGGTATAGAGGTAAGTACGTTAAGTCATTGATTAATTAAACGCTTTTATCACCTGAAAATTTACCTCAATCGTTTTCGTTCGGGGGTTATTACCAATCACCGAAACCTGTGGTATTATTGAGCCAATAATCCTCGACGAGTTTTGTCATGTTCAAACCTAAAGTTACCGTGACCAATGTTCAACAATCACGAGACGCAATTCAAAAAGCGTTGCGCGCGTTGATGGTCGACAAATACGTAACCATTGGGATACATGAGGATGCAGGTAATCACGGTTCAGACGACATCACAAACGCCTCGTTAGGTGCGACTCATGAGTTTGGTGCTGATATTAATCACCCTGGTGGTACATCATACGGGTATGCAAGCAAAGCTGCTGCAGACCGTAACGATGTTCGGTTCCTAAAGTCGGGTCGTGGTTATATGGAATTAGGGGTTACGGGTCCTCATGTGATTAAGATCCCCGCCCGCCCGTGGTTAAACCCTGGCGTCGCGTCTGGTAACGTAGAATATTTAGCGATCATCGAAAAGACAATCGCCGATAAAGGTACAATCGAACAAGCGTTAAACAAGGTCGGAGTCGTGGCTGTTGGTAAGGTTCAAAAATATATGACTGATTTACGCACACCACCGAACGCAGCAAGTACGATCAAAAAGAAAGGTTCGTCAAACCCGTTAATCGACTCGGGCGCATTGCGTCAAAGCGTAACGTATAAAATCGAAAGCGGCACACCGACGGAAGGTTTATAAAATGTCTTTAGATATGCGCGGTCACATTGACCCAGTATTCAAATCAGTACCGGCGACACGCACGTCATACAGCGGCGGTGGCTACGTTGACGGTATATGGCAAGACGGCGCCACGACAGTGACGCCACACACAGTGACGATACAACCGGCCAGTGACCGAGAAATCGAAACACTTGAGAAAGGTGGCGAACGTATCATCGACGCTCGTCGTATTTACATCAACGACGGCGTGCTTGCTAGCATTCAAGAAGCTGACACGTGGGAGTTCGACGGCCAAGTGTGGAAATGTCATAAATTAGATAATCGCCCGTGGCGTAATTATTGTAAAGCTATCGTATCGAGGTTCGACGTCCAATGAATCAAATAATAATAGACGCGTTTAACGCGGGTTTAATCGGTAACATGTGGGGTCAACCGATAACCGACATTAACAAGCTCACGATTGTCATTCGAGATGAGCAATGGATCACGGTTAAACCCAATGGTCCTCAAAACAAAGGACAACCCGTTAAAATATCGGGTGAGGGTGTTGTTTTGGCTGGTATGGGTGGTAAATTCAACGGCCGTAAAATTAATGAGTTAGATAAACCACCTATTGAAAAACAAAGAGAGTCTAATTCTCAATCTAACAGACCAAGTAAACCCACTGGTTCAACCAAGAAAGTTTACAAGTCTCTGTCGCACGACGACGTTCACAGTGCGCTACAGAGTAAGTTTAAAAATTCGGCAATTAAATCAACCTTGCCAAAAAACAGAACAGCAGAAGTTTTTAACACGATAAACAAGCTCACTGACGAATACAAACTCCAGAATGGTGACGAGTCGTTAAAACAAATTAACTTCGGCGGTACGATGTACACCGTTGGATCGGGTAGAAAAAAGAACTTCGGTAAAGGTGTTGGTGGTGTAGTTGTCACGGCTGGTAATGGTGACAAAATGATAGCTATTAATGGTCGATATAACAAAGACGCAAAAGCAGCGGCCGAGTTCTACGTCGTGGGTCATTCGCCTAGAATTGACGCCGATAAAGTGAGTGAGTATGTGACAACACACGAAGTCGGTCATTTAATCTACACTCCGGGTCGCGGTTCAGTGGCAACAAGAACGCCACTTGATAACGCGATGAGTGATTTTTTCAACTCACCACAGTATAGAGAACATCGTGAGTTATACGATAAATATAAACAGTCTATATCAGGACCCGAGGCGAAATCAGCAGTTGACAAAGTGATGTCGGAGTATAACGAAGGTAAAATATCAGGACCCGAGGCGAATCAAAAAATACGTGACCATGGTGTTAACGTGCGTAAAAAGTTCATGACAGATAACCCAGACTTTTTAGGTGAATACGCTATGAGTAATAACGCTGAATTTGTCGCCGAGGCTTTCGCTCAATATAAATTAAGTAGCTCACCTGGTAAGTTTGCCAAGGTGATTGGTGAAATGATAGATAAACACGCTAAAAGGTGATAAAAAATGGCAACAGGTGGAATATTGGCCGAAGGGCAATTGATAAAATCACTGTGGGATATCAGCACCGGTAGACCTAAAAGTAATAATAAAGGTCGATTATTCGAGAAAGAGTTTAATGAATACCGACAAGCTATTGAAGACATGAAGGACGACGACGGCGTTAAGGTCAATTATTAATGAATCGCTTAGAGATCTTTAATATTATCAGGCCGATTATAGCGTCGGTTACTGGCGTGGCTAACGTGATACTCGCTGACCAGGTTCGCGCCGATGGTTCTGGCCTACCATCGCCTGGCGGCGAATACATAGTCGTGGAACCAAAACAGTCGATAAGTGAACGTGGACAAGCAAACGTGTACCGAACGACGAGTTTATTATCTCAGTCGATTGACGTTGAGGTACGCGCTCAAATCATAGTCGAGGTGTCGGTAAACGTATTCCGTGGCGTTGATGCTGTGAGTCGAGTATCAAGACTATTACAGTGCAATAAGCGCCCCGACGTGAGCGCTACGCTGTTTAAAAATAAATTAGGGTGGAATCGTACCAGTGCGCCGAATAACCTAACTCGATTGCAATCGGGCAACCCAGAACAACGAGCACAAATCTATTTGTATTTAATGTACGAGACGCGTGATCCGATTGTTATTAATAACATCGAGTCGGCGAGTTATAGCGTAGAATATGAAACAAGCGGTGAAATTGTAGCAAGTGGCGTGATTTTAGCTCCACAGTTACAATAATATCAACACAGTGTTATAATGTACCAGATTGCAATCAGGAGATTAATCAAATGTCTTACAATATCGACAATATCATACCAATCAATGTGCTGATTTCACCACAGGGTTTAGGTGTAGCTAATTTCGGAAGCGCTGCAGGTTTCGCACCTGAGTCAGAACTCCCGATCGGATTCGCGGTTAACACTCGCCGAACTTATACGTCTTTGCCTGATCTATCCGTGGATTTCGCAGACACAACCGAAACGTACAAAATGGCTAAATACTGGCTATCGGGTACACCACGCGTTAACTCATTAACCATATGGGCCGTAGACGACCTAGACGCTACCTGGGCCGCTACACTAAACAAAGCACGTAACGAGTTTTGGTGGTTTTTCACATTCGTCACGGCTCCAGTGTACGCAACTATCCTCGACGTTGAAGCTATAGCGTCATGGTGTAATGACAACGAGTCATGGTTCCAAAACTGTTCAACTGGTGCGTTAGCGACTGAAATTCGTGACCCAGGTGAAACAAACGATATCGCGTCAGTATTAACGACATCGGGTTATCGTTTCGCTGGTACAATGGCACACGCAACCGACCCATACGCGGGCATTAAACTTTGCGTGCAATTTGCCAAGGTGAATTACAGTGCGACAAACTCAACAATTACTGGTGAAGGTAAAGTATTGAGTGGTGTAGCTGGTGAAGATTTGACAGGTACGGCATACGCTGCGATGCGCCAAGATACTAAAAAATGTCAATTTTACACTAAAGTTGAAAACAAAGGTTCAGTCGATGCTGGTCGTGTTATCAACTCGTGGTCACACAGTTCGTTCGGCGAATACATGGACGATGTGATTAACTTATCTGCTTTCACTAACGCAGCGGGCGTGACATTGTATAACACGGTGTTTAACCAACCCACTAAACTAGGTCAAGACCCTATCGGTCAGTCAGTGTTAATCGGTGCAGCTAAATCGTTTTGTGAGCAATTTATTCAGAACGGATATCTAGGGCCTCGAAACTATATCGACCCTGACGACGGTTTAACTAAATTTACTGTAGGTTACGAAATTTTAACGCAACCTGAGGAAATTCTAAACCTGACAGATGTCGACCGCGCAGCTCGTAAATCAGCGCCGCTACGTATCCGTATATTCCGTAAAGGCGCTATCCACTCAGCACCTGTTGACATTTCAGTTTATTAAGGGGTCGCCAAATGGCTATCAATAATTTTAGTACAGATTTATTCGTCGTTACAGTCAACGGCCGTGTAATCAATGACTGGGGTGATACAACAACCCCATTCACTGACGCACCCATTGACCCGAAACGTCAGTTACGTCGTGGTCAAGGTGGTAATGCTGTTCGTTTGGACCGTATAAACCCTGGTCGCTCCGTGTCGTTATATCTAAACCCTGGTTCAGCGGATAGCGCTTATTTACACGGTTTGTTTAATTCAGGCGCTAACATTACATTAAGTAAAACGCAAATCGGAACGCTTGAAGCGGCTATCGGTACTGAGGGTTTAATGATCAATGACGCCACTATGGGTCGTGGTGGTTCGACTATCAGTGACGATCAATACGATTTCGAATTTAACGTATGGTCTTCAAGTAAAGGCGGGATCTAATGTCACAAATACGGGCTATTAAAATCGGTGAAGCACAATATAATGTTGTACAAGCTTCAGCGGTTCAACAAAAAAAACTAATGCTAATGTTGTCGGGTAAAATCGCAATGAATAGCGCGACAGGTGGTGTCGAAGAAATTGACACTAAAATGTTGTTCGGTGCATTGATGACTTTACCCGAGTCAACGTTCGACGAAGTGGCTAGCATTGTACTTCATAAGACGGTATTAGCTGGTAAATCTGAAATCGTGACAATCGATAACTTTCAAGGTTCAATAAGTTTGTATTTTAAACTTGTAGCCGAAGCAGTTAAGTTTAACCTTGGTGATTTTTTCACCTGGCTCGACAGCGAAAACGCCGCCGCTCGAGCGAAAAAACAGGCGAAGTAAGTTTGGTCGACTGGTTCATGATGCGACCGTGTACAGGTGTTGTGGGCGTATGTCCACCGTTATGTACTTGGGGTGAACTTAATGACGGTACTTACACGTTGGGTGATGTTTTGATGTTCAATAACACTATTGACGAAATCATACGCATACAACATGTTAACGCACAAAGATAGTAAAACGCCCCTTAACGGGGCTTTTTTTATCCGTCACCTGGTAGTTTACCGTGTTTGTCACAGTATCCCGCTGAGAAAGCATAAAATGCAACACGCTGTGTTTCACGGTCGTATGGGTTGCGAGTGTATTCAGGTGATTTTTTCCCGTCGTCGTAAAACTCTTTAACCGCTAAGTCAAAACCATACTCGTTACCGTCGGCGAACTTATCAAACTGGTCACGAGTGCAAACTCGTTGCCAAGTGGTATTTAATTCGGAGTCGTTCCACGTTGACCAGTTTTCAAACCCGTCTGAGTTACGATAAACTATCCAATTTTTATCATAACTTAGAGCGGGCCATTCACCATCAAAATGACTCACGGCGTCGCGTACTGTTTTTTTCATATTACACCGTCTATCGTGTCAAGTAGGTGCAACACTTCAAAACCTAACGCGATACAAAGTAAGGCGAGGACCGCTGCAATAACTGTTATTACAGTTGAGTAAGTGCGCCAAAACGATAGCGCATTGCGTAAATTAGATATTTGACCCATGTTAAGCTCCGTTGCGCCCCGTGGGGCGTTTTGATTAATGTTAAAAACGAGTAGGCATTAACGCGACTTGAAGCGTGTCTACGTCGTTGAATATTTGAGTGATTAGTATTGAGTCAGTAGCATCACGTAAAATAAATTTAGAAGATTTAAATTTATTACCGTGTAATACAAGTTCACAAGCCTTACATACTTGAGCCAATTTACTCAAGTCAAGACCTATTTCACTACATGGTGTGCTACAAGTGCCACCGTGTAAACGCATGGCGCGCGCTAAATCAGGATAACGACCGTCAATCAATTCGACGTTGTACTCACCGATTCGAGCTGACTTGTTACTAATACTGAACGTCGGTTTTGCTTTTGAACCAAATAATTTAAGTAAATTTAATAGTGATACACCACATAAAATTACGTCTGTGTTGGGTTCAACGTTAAACAGTTCAGATTTAATCGTCAAAATCATACCACTGTGGCCGTCCGAAGCCTCCATTTTAACGATACCGTCGTCACCACACTTGACATGAACGCCGTTTAAATAATAACGAACGTCTTTTTTTGAAGCGATAGTTAACAAGCCTTTTAGTGTTTTAATCATGTCATTTACTCAGTTGCGTTGTTGATACTTCATATTAACACTATTGACGGGGCTGTCAAGTCATCAACTCAATTATTTTTAAATTATTGACACCGTGTTATACTATGGACATTATTAATACAAGGTGAAAACCATGTCTAACGTTATATCGTCGTTTCTTGTTGGGATAGGTTTCGATTACGACAAGAAGTCAGCGCAACAGATTGAAAGTGGTATCGACTCGATAAAATCGAAAGCGCTACAACTCGGGGCGGTCGTTGCTGGTGGTTTCGGTTTAAAATCGCTCACGTCCGATTTCGCTTCGAGCGCTGACATGCTTGGTAAATTTTCTCAAGTATTTGGTGTGAACGCGAACGAAATACAAGCGTTTGGTAATGCGTTAGCCACCGAAGGCGGTTCACTCGAATCGTTTATGGGTCAAATAGAATCAATTGAACGCGCACGCGCACGTATTAGAGTCGGCGATGTGGGATTTTTTGCGCCCGCTGGTAAAGCTGGACTCGACCCGAACGCTATCGCCGACGCTAACACGGCAACCGAAGCGTACCTGGGGCTTGCTGATTCTTTTCGTAGTATGAACACACAGCAGCGTATTAACGCGGCCGAAGCGCTTGGATTAGACGAGTCGTCTATTCGTCTATTATCGCAAGGTCGAAGTGCTGTCGAAGCTCTAGTCAACAAATACGAAACAATTCAACCGTTGACTAATCAAATGACACTCGACGCGGCTGAATTTAATAAGCAGTGGGTTGAGATCAGCGCCAACGCTAGTTCATTCGCTAACGCGATAAGTAGTGAATTATTACCTGTTGTAAATGACATAACAAAGTCTATAAATTCGTGGTTTGGCGAGGACCGAATAAAGAATATTGAAAAAATAGCAGGGCTAACTAAAGCCGCGTTAGGTGGTGGTACACCTGAAGAAAGCTCAGAATCAACGGGTTTACCTAAGTGGTTTTTCACTACTGATCTAAACGAAACAGGTAAAGAACTGGGTATACCTGATTGGTTGACTACACCGTTAAACGAATTATTCAGTAAACCAAAAGGTGTCGATACAGTCGTACCGTCCGGTCAATTCATAGCACCCAACGCGTATATGATGAATAAGACGCCCACACAACCTGACGACGCTACGATGAGCGTGACACCGATTACCGGTGCGTTCACACAACCTGACGACGCTACGATGAGCGTGACACCGGTTACTGGGGCATTCACGCAACCTGACGACGCTACGATGAGCGTAACGCCGGTTACTGGTGCATTCACGCAACCTGACGACGCTACGATGAGCGTAACGCCAATTACC